TGAGTTTTTCTATGATTTTACTGTTACGCAGGGTCTTGTATACCAGGTTCTCAATACCGTATTCTCCGGTCTGTTTTAGGCCTAATTTGCGATAATTTCGAAGCATTTTTAATACTTTTCGGCCGGTTTCGAGGTCGTTTGATTCGATGGCTTTACCTATGACTGTTCCCCATATTTTGCTCATTCTTACGATTTCTTCAGTGTCGATTTCTTGTGGTTGGCTATCTGGTTTTACTCGCCAACCGTCATCACCTAGACTGTAAGTAGCACTCACTGCGGGGAAGTTTGAGTCTTCAATATACACTTCTACAGGAACACCACGTATGCTGATATCGTATTGCTTCTTGTATAATAACCGTTTAGTATCGAACAATTCTGCGGCTTCTCGGTCACAGTCCACGGTGTTAAAGTCTACAATAATGTGTAGGTCTAAATCGCTGTGTTTGGTATAGTAATAGCCCAGTTGACTACCGGTTAGCACTAAATCTTTGACTTCAAAAGGCACTTCAACATATTCAACAAAGTCCTTGGCTATCTTTAGTAGAGCCATTTTAACTTCTGGTCGTAGTTCTTCATCCTGCCATAACAGCGGGTTAAGTTCGTTGTGTTGTTCAAAACCTAGATCTAACTCAAGTATATGCATAGATATATATTTATAAGTTAAATATTGTTATATGATTGAACAGAATTACCGAGGCTACCTATTAGCCGCACATCCTAAAAGACCCGACCCGTATCTACGCAAAGGCGTTATGTTAGTACTTGATCACGACAATGCAGGTGCAATAGGATTACAAATTAACAAACCGTTTAGCAATAATGTCAGCTTTGATACAGTGATGCAAAATGTAGGCCTACCCACTGCCATAGATCAACCTTTGTACAACGGTGGTCCGGAGAGTACAAATAGAATACATGTTATACATAGCCTAGATTGGTATACTTCTAATACAACCAAGCTCACTGATCAGATTGGAGTAAGCAATGATATCAGCGTGTTGGCCGCTATATCAGACGGGCAAGGCCCGGATTACTTTAGAGTAGTAGCAGGATATACTAGATGGTTACCCGGGCATCTAGAAGGAGAAATCCTAGGTGAAGAGCCCTGGAATATCAATCATACTTGGACTTATGTACCCGCTGAAATTGATACTTTGTTTAGCCAGGACAACATAGACCAGTGGCATACAGTCATCACCGAAAGTGGTCGTATGCAGGTATCTACCTGGTTCTAATCTCGTTCACTGTTTAGGCCTGCAAGCAAGTTTCTAATTGCAGTGGCTTTAGGAGCATCAACTTTAGGCTTGCTCAAATCAAATCCCTCTTTGGGACTTGCTCGCTCCCATCCAGAACTAGCTGGTTCACTGTCAGTTGCTGTATTGATAGCACTGGTACGTTTTAGTCCTGCGTACACACTACTACCCCCTCCATTGTTCTGACGTTGTTGATTGAAACTGCTGTCTTGTTCATCCTCACCTAGGTCAGTGATGCGTAGTGTTTCTACGTTAAACTCTAGATCAACTTTCTGTCCAACACCACTACTACTACGTGTCTTCATAAACTGGATTTGATAACGTCCACGTTCCTTCATAGCCCGGCTAGTAAAGATACCTATGACATTATCTGCTGTCATGATCTTACTCAGTCCACCCGAGATGTGACTGTGATCAAATTCAATTTCCTCAACTGCACTTCGATTCAACTGACTAGCTGTAACCGTGATACATTGTGTTTCCATGGCTAAGTTGCGAATCTCTTCCGATACATACTTGTCCTTGACAAACAAGTCACTAGGGCTAACTTTAACACTCAACGGCATCATCAAGTCCAAATAGTCAATTAAAATAACGTCGGGCTTGCAACCTTTCTTAACTTGATACTCTTTCAGATATGCACGAATATCGTTGCAGTTCTTACCACTTGGCATATACTTGACCTGCAGGTGACCCGCTTTCTTGCCCAGCATCTTAACCTTGAGCTCAACATCGTCAATGCTCTTAAACACTTCACGAGTACTAATACCTGTCATCATAGAATCCAAACGCATGGATACTAGACCTTCACTCAATTCAAATGTAAGATACAATACATTGAGTCCTTGCAATGCCCAGTTCACGCCCATATTAGCCAAGAACAAACTCTTACCACCGCCTGATCCTGCACAGAAGATATTCAACTCACCTCGGTTAAATCCGCCATAAAGTTTCTTATCAATACTGGGCCAGCCAGTGCTAATCTGCCCGTTGCCATCTTTCAATTTACTTAAACGTGCCCGAGGATCTTCAAAGTAATCTGTACCCATGTCTTTGTTTAGGCTGATCTGAATAGCATCCTTGATCAGTTTCTCAACTGGACCGTAGTCACCTGCTTCTAATAGATCACTAGAATCAATAATGGCTCTTTCTAAGCCCTTGTGTCGACTAAAGTTTTCAAACTCATTCATTAGCCAGTCGTAATTTTCTCGGGGCAACTGTACAGGATTTAAGTCTGCTCCTGTACTGGCATTGACAATTGTTGCCTCTGGCATGACCTTGTATTCATCTACATACTTGGTAATAAATGTAGCAATGTCTTGCAGTCGTTGATCAAAGTTTAGTGGATCAAAAATGTTTTGGCAGCGGACGAATGTCTCGGCGTCGCTCATAAACATTTCGAGATACAGTCGTTGAATGTCGTAGTTGTAATTTGGTTTAGGTGCTTTTTCTTTACTCATCTTTTAGTGCTTCTAGTTTTTTCTTCATTAGATTTATTTTTATCTCTCCCGACACTCTATAGTGCAGGATTGTGGTTAGTACGTACAGGCGCCCGTATTTTTGTACTGCATCTGCAACGTCTTTGATATTCTCACTCCAAGGCGGCAAACTGGCACTCCAGCCGTTGTCTATTGCGGCTTTGAGTAGTTTTGCGCCTGGTCTATCTTTATCGGGTACTACAATTACTTCTCTAGCTAAAGCATTTATCCTAGCAACCTGAGCTTCGTTAGGTTCATTGGTCATTATGCTAACACCATCTATAGCAATGGCATCAAACTGACCTTCGGTCACAATAACAAACTTTCTATTGTAGTCTTGTGAGTCAATATTAAACACATAACCACTTTGACTATCTGTTAGATACTTTGGTTTCCCGTCAGTGATTTTTCTTCCTGTATAGCCTACTATCTTACCGTCTTGATAGAAAGGAATCATTACTCTATCTTTATATCCCGGGCTAGGACTCCACATCCAGTTATACCATTCTAGTTCCATGCCTCGACCTAGAATGTATTCTACTATTTTACCAATGTCTTCTGCTACGTCAGGCAAGTATCCAGTATTGATCCATTCCATTACAGACATTGTTCCTTCGGGCAAGGATCGTTCTAGTAGTGTTAGATTAAATGCTTTCTTAAGTACTGGCTGATCATCTTTGATCTTCATAGTGGCCAGATTAAGTTTTCCTATATCCATCTCACTCATTCCAATCCATTGGAACAAGTTTCTCGTATTCTTACTTAATAGTTTGCCCGGGGTCCAGCCTGCGGCAAATCCGCAATTGAAGCAATGATAAACAAATCCGTCCTTTTCTATTTTTACGCCGCCACGAAGCCTGTCGTCTCGGCGCTCACCTCTATGAGAACAACAGGGTGCATTGAAACTTGTCCAACCACCAGACGTTAGTTTTCTTTTTGGAGGCAGTAATGCTAATAATGCAGATTGTATATCATTCACATATACAGTTTAACTTCTGTAGAGGATTTTGTCAAGTGTTCCGGAGAACGCAGTATTTCTATTGTCCGCATCAGTGGGGCCTTTGGCAGGAACGTGTTTAATTCGAATATATGAATATACCCCATTGAAATTGGCGTAGCCAATTCCGGTATAACCGTTATAGGTTAGAGTGCTGACCACAGAATAGTTTCCACTGTCACCCGGAGTGTTGTCCAATGTGGCTTCAACGTAAACGGTGCCTTTGTAAGCTGTCATATAAATGGCTACGGTATGTAATGCAGAGTTTCCATTGAATGCTGGATCTGCATAAAGGTTGCCGCTGAAATTCTCATAGAGGCTAATTCCATCGTTCCAGACTGGATTAAATGTAGTAACTGAAACACTGTCTGTAAGCACTGGATTTACATCATTACTTAAATGCAGTGTGCCGGCCATTCCATAATAACTATTTGAATATGCAGGAGTGTAGCTGCCACTAGAGTCTAATAATTTAACACTATATTGATAGCTAGATCTGTCTAAATCTAATGTATCGCTTTCGTTGAGTGTTAGTAGGGCAAGGCCACGTGTAGCAGTAGTACCAAGATCTAAAACATCTAATCCTTTCTCTACTATCAGTCGTTGGTTAACAGCATCAAACATGCTAAACACAAAAGTTTGGGTATTGTAAATTCTAACCTTCTTCTGATCGCTGTTTTTAAACTGGACTCGAACTTGGTTCTTAATCCCTTTTTGTATTTTTAAGTCTCGTTGATACATAACCTGGTTGACTCCCCTAGTAGTTGCGTCCAAATCTAATATAACGGCGAGAGTATTTGGATATAAATAGATTGGTAAATTTTGCATAAGAGTATTTATTTAAAAATAATGAGAGATCAGTTTCAAGAAAAATTCCCCTTCATATCTTGCGTTAAATCCAATGATAAAGAATACGTGGGCATCGTTATCAACTTTGATGATTATATTGCCAGCATCTATGATCTATCAATGATATTAGGTGAAGCTGAACGTACCGCATTTTTAGAAATGGGTGAAATTTGGTGGTGGGAAAGTAATCGTAAAATACCAATTAACATTTTCTTAAAATCTGAAATGCAGGTATTTAGGCCTTTTATTAAAACGTTTAATTCTAAAGATGCAGAATTAATCTTTGGGCCAACAGTCAATCTCAGCGAAATTGCTGAGAAACGTATAAAAAGAAAATCAATTCAATTAGTAAGATCAGTTAAGAGTAGCCGTAACTGATACCTTCACAGATCAAATTCATCTGTACTACCACTGCCATAGCATAGGCCACTGCATGAGCCTTTTTAAAGTAGTACTCCCCGTCAGTGGGTTTCGTCCAAATCGTCTCCATAACCGTAGTCCAACTCTCCCCAATCAAATGTCTCTTGGCGGGGCGTATCATAGCCAAAACTGCCGCTAGTTGGAGTATACTCTTCGGCTTCATCTGTCTTAGGATAGAGCCGTGCCCGTTGACGTGAAATAGTAAGTTGCTGAAATCGTCCTGCTCTAAAAGGTCCCATAGTGGTTCTACTTCCATTAAAGTTTTAAGATGGTTTTCATCTCTTATATCTTTATATATGCTTACATTCAAAAAATCTATCTTAAAGTAGCCTCTATCTTCGGCTTTTTTGTATTCTATGCTGGCTGTGTCTGTTAACGGATTATACGGTATAGCATGACAATATACGCCAGTATTGTGCTTTTTAAAAGTACTATTTTCCTTTATTGCCGCAGGGACGTGCTGGATAACATCCAGGACTTTTTTTCTATCGGCAAAGTCAATATCAATATCCGGCATTTCTAATCTCGTCGTATGAAGGTGCGTAGTTACCGCGGTGTTGAACAGTAATCCCTGCGGCAACGTTAGCAAATATTATAGCTTTTTCTATGTCTTTTGTAAATAGGTATTGGGCAGTTAATGATGCTAAAAATGTATCACCACAGCCGCATACATCCATAACTTCAACAGCTTTTGTTGGACACTCTAAGTTGTAATGCGGGACCTTGGCACCACGGTCACCTAGTGTAACAATTAGTCCAGAACATTCACTTCTAAGTCTGCTGTATTCTAATTCGTTGACCTTGACCCACGCACCCTGGAAGCGTTCCAAATCTGTTTTCTTTGTATCGATAAACACAGGAATAGAACTTTCGATAAGACTTTCAATGTGTTCATAGGTCAAGAAGCCTTTGTCATAATCTGAAATAACAATAGCATCATATGAGTTTAATGAGTTAGGAAGTTTTCCTGACCATTGAACAACATTGTCTTCATCATCTACTCTGAGCAAATGTTGACCTGAGCGCTTGTCTATGAATCTAGTTTTAGTTATAGGAGTATCGTTATGTACAAAATCCGCTTCGATGTTTAAGTTTATTAAATTGCGGTGTACATTTGCACTCATTCCAGGTAATGAAAATGTTTCTACAATTTTGACAACAGGTACAGGAGCCTCGGGGCTCAATCTATCTACAGTACCTATGTTATAGATATCAGTACAACTATCACCGATTAGTAATACGCTGAATGATGTTTGTTGTTGAGTATCCATCTACTAGTTCCACAAATTTAATTTCTTTACAATGCTGAGCACCGACAATACGCTTGCCTTCATAATCTTTGCCCTTGACCATTATATTGGGTTGATACATTTCACAGATACGTTCTAAATCTTCTTCAGAATTAAATGTCCATACAGCATCTACACATTTTAATCCTTGAAGCATAAATGCTCGGTCGTTCTGATTATTAATAGGTCTGTCTAACCCTTTAAGTTCTTTTACTCTCTCGTCAGTGTCTATACACACTAGAAGAAATGCTCCTAGACTTTTTGCATATTCGAGTAATTCAACATGCCCACGATGCAGTATATCAAATGTACCATTGACTATAATTTTCATAGTTGACTATCACCTTTGGCAACTCGGTAATTGTCTTCTACACTGTCGGGTGTACTAACTTCTATGAGTGTTCCTGCTTCTAAACAGATAACTTGATGGGGCAATAGTGGAGGATTATGCCAGGTGTCGTTTTCATTTAATATATGTTCGTACTGAGTTGCGTTGGCTGTATTAATACAGATGACTTTAAATTTTCCATTTAGCACATACCATGTTTCATCTTTTACACTATGAAAGTGCATACTAAATTTTGCACCTGCATTAAACTTTAAAAGTTTTCCACAATACTTGTCATTGGTGGCAAATATTAATTCACTACCCCAACCTTTTTCAACAAATCCTTCTAACCTTGTCATGATGCCATCTCCAAAAATCTCTGTAGGAAACTTTCTAGATAACAACTGTATTCTGTATCTGATCCGTACTCACCGTAGTATATCCAGGTCTTGCCTTCTGCTTCTACTACTGCTTTAACATAGAATGATTTAGTATGTCCGCTCCACCATTTACTTCCAACTTTAGGTATCATATAATTCTCCACTTTCGGCTAATTTTAACATTAGGCTGTATTGTTTGTATGCATTATTTACAGCTGGATACTTGTTTCGAAGATATTTTTCTTGTTCTTTTTGTTCCATAAGCATTTCAAACATTTGGTAATGTCCTTGTTTTTTCATATTGTTAAAAACTTGCGCTTCAAAATCTGCAATACGTTCTAATTCACTTTGTGCAATCTCTACAGTATATAAAGGTTCTGTATCATTTACAACATCCACAAGCGAGACTTTATTAAAATCCAAGGGATCTCTAAAATACGCCATATTGATTCTCTGATACCGATGTGCTCGTTTATTTGTATCAAGTACACGAATTTGATGTTGCTCGCAAAAACTTTTTATATTTTCCATACTTAAACATATACCTTATCGTCGGCGCCTGCAGGAGTTTTAACACCGATGATCACAGACGGTTCGAGATAATCAGAATCATTTACTTCACCAGGTTCTAACACAATAATATCACCTGCTACAAATTTAGTGCCTTGTATAATAACACTTCCGGAAATGAGTAATATTGTTTCGGTGCATCGAGTGTGATAATGTGCCTTAATAAGGCCAACTGGCTCCGGTGTGTATGCAACTTCTACTAAGTCGGTTTGGACTGCGGCTTCAGGGAATGATCCTATAAACCATCCCCTTGCACCTGTATCTTCTAATCTAAAATGTTTCATAACCACCTTAAGATAAACATTGTAGCATCTCTAGGGTCTTTAAACAACCATTGACCTTTTATCAACTTATAATCGCCTTGAGCATTTAGGTGTATCCATTCGCCTGTTTGAGCATACCAATCCTCAAACTTGCCAGACAACATTCCCATATCTGTAAACGCAGGATTAACTCTAGTCTGTGTCCATCCGTCTTTGGTTAACATTTCAATCAGTGTGCTATTAATAATTTCCGAGTCGATGTAACGAGACATCTGCTTGCCTGCTTCATCTAAAATTTCATCTTGTAAACTACGAGACTTTGCCCGCTTACTTGCAAATCCGGTCATGAAGCATACCTTAATGCAAATAAGGTTGCTAGTTTTTCCTTGTAAAAGATAAAATGAGTAAACCCTTTAACATCACCGATCATGGGATCCCAACGAGTTCGATGAAATGCAAAATCAAAATCTTTACCCTGTACCAATCCGCTAGCACGTAGTTCTTTGACTATGTCTATAACTTCATTAGGGTCTTTATCTAGTAATTTTATCACGGTCATTTGACTCCTGCCTCATTAAGTATCTCTTTAACAAGTGCTACATCTGCAGGGAATTCTTTAAATTTCTTTAACCAATACTTGATGTCAAATGCAGGTGCAATCATTGCTAATTGCTCGTCATTCATCTTACCTGCCATGTCTTTACCTGAATTACAATTTAACAAAACCCAGCAACTAATTTTGCCGTTGACAATATCATGAACTGCTTTATTGAGACTGACATAGTTAAAGTAATGTGCAAAATTTGCATTATGCTCATCACCCCATTCCATCATAGTTTGCAGAGTTCTTTGTACTGCGGCTTCGACAGGTTCAGTTTTTACTGTTTCAAATAGATACTGTTCATAGAGTTCATCTCTACACCAGTGGTCTAACTTAACACCACTCTTAATAACATAGTCAATGAACTTGGTAGGATACAATGGATTTACATTATTGATAAAACTACCAAATTTTACAAAGGCATTATAATAAGCACTATTACAGAAGTGATCATAGTTCTTAGGAACTTTATTACCCTGCGTCAGTTGATAGAATCTATTATAGGCCATGAAGCCTGCCTGCACTCTTTTCTCAGTCTCTTGTAATGCTCTGCGTTTTCTTTCGCACATATGAGCAACAAGAGTCTTTTCTTTCATGAAACTCTTGCTACAATGTACACAAATAAAAGGCTGTTCCACAAGTGCTATCATTGATATTCTTTTCTATCTTTTTTATCAAAACCCATTTTATCAAACAACTCTAGCTTCTCTTCATCTGTCATTACACTGGCTAACAATTTAATCTCATCCATCTTATATGTTGGATGTAGGATAGCTAACAACTTTTCAAACTTGTCAAAGTCTGCCTTCATTGCAGGGAGATAGGGATGATAACTCTTAATGCCTGCACCGGTGGCTGCATACAACAACCACAACAATTTCTCATGGTTCTTACTCAGTGTCCAGTGATGTTTATTAACCATCTCATTGGTCATTTCAACAAACCACTCTTGAATATCTCTGTCATTAGATCCAACACTGCTAACAAATCTCAACAATACATAAGGACTAAATTCTTTCAATTCTGCGGCTGTAAGATTATCATAAAATTCATAATTCTTACTGTCAACAGCAGACAACACTCGAGTTAAGTCAAGTGCTCTTTTCTTTGGTTCTTTTTTAGGTTTTGTCGTTGCCATGATCTTTACTTAAATGATAAACAGTCATTAATTTGTCTAATGCAATTTTTACAGCAGGATTAGTTTCTGCAAGTTTTTGTATCTCTTGCCATTCTCCCCATGCACCTAGTGTTGTGCTCGGGGAACTAGTACCAATACCAATACTTCCGTTGGAACCAATACGCATTACTTCTTGCGCCATTATTCCATGAAACTTCATACCGGATGCCAATCTACTGTTTCCTTGTCTTTACTTAGATGATATATTATTATACACTGTTCCATGGCTTTTTGCAAGGCAGGGTTTGTCCGGGCTTCACGTCGGATCTCTCCCCAAAGTCTATCTTCTTTTATATGTTCGTATAGCGGCCGCCCGTCAGGAGTCCTTGGATCTTTTTCGTTTTGATATTGATAGCCGACTAATTTTCTAGATTGGACCGAAGCCCCAACTTCTCTGGCGTAGATTTCTTCACCATTACGTTCATAGATATATGTAGCGCCCGGAGTTAGTGTACCCATAATTTACCAACATTTAGTATAATCTACAATCTCACTTTGACGACTAACTTCTTTGACAAAGTAGGAACACATTGGTTTATCGCCGCCAATTAGAGGAGTGCATAAAAGTTGTCCAGGTTTCATTTTAGGAAAGTACCATTTAACATCTGGGTAGATATCTATGATATCTATCTCATGAAATTCTGGCCTAAATCCACTGATAGGATTAAAACAGTAAGTCTTAAATCCACGATCATTTAAACTAGTCAATGGCAGCACTTCCATGTCAGGTCCTTCTGGATCACCAACTATAGTACACCAATCTAATGGCATGGTAAGGTCGTATGGTCCAATCTTTAATACGGCTGCTGGTCCCGTAAAACTCTCAAGGAAGATAAGAGG